GATTTACGATCAAGTAAATGATGTGGATTATTTTAAACAAGAAGATTTTGGAAAAGAAGTTCTTGAGAATTTTTATTTAGGTGCTTTAGCTGGTGGAATAACTAATACTTCATGGTCTGCTGTAACTAGATTAAAACAAGAAGGAGCTAAAGCTTTAAATAAAGCTGAGACACAAAGATTATTCGAGGACTTAAGAGACCCAGAGCTTTTACAAAACAGAAAAACACTAATCTCTGAAGCTGTAAAAGCAGGTGAGATAACTAGAGAGAGAGGTCAAGAGTTGGTTGAGTATTATGATCAAGCTTCTGCTGTTGTAAATAAAATACCTTCAGATTTATCCACTAGCTTATCTAAAAAGGCTCTAGACTTAATTATTGAAAGAGATGAAATATCTGAATCTATAGAGGGTAAAGATGATAATCTTGTTTCTAAACAGAAAGAAAGAATTAAAGAAATTAACGAACAATTAAAAGTTTTAGGGGAAACTAAAGAAGATGCCATTCAAGAGCAAACAACAGATGAAGGCGTGTTACGCCAAGAACAGCCCGAAGTGGGACTGCAAGAAGTGGAGCAAGGAGACCAAGAAGTCGTTGCCGAAGAAAGTCAGCAAGAAGAAGTAGAAACTGTTCAAGAAACTGAAGCGTTCACGAAACCTGAACAGGTGAACACAGAGGAAGTAGATGCTCAAAAAAATATAGTTAGTATTGAAGAAGATGTGACCCTAAAGAAAGGCTTGTCACCTAAAAAAAATATTGACGGAACTATAAGAACAAGACATCCTGAAGTAGAAGGAACTTTTGCTGCATTAGATGAAAATGTAGCTAAAAAATATTCTGAAAGTGAAACAGATATTGTTGACATAAAAATACCTAAAGGAACTACAATAGAGATAGTAGAAATAGACCCTAAAGGTATGACCACTTCAGAATACAATAAAGCTGAGACAGAAGCTATAAATAATTCAAGTGCTCAGGTTGTAAAGCTTGTAACTATCGAAAATATGGTAAGCAAAAACAAGCAAAAAGAAGAGCAATATATAGTAAAGGACCAGTCGATATTAGAGCAATCAAAAGAAGAAACTTTCGAAACTTTAAAAACCTTAGATACAAAAGACAAAACAAATCTACAAAAAGTTCAATCTTGGTTAAACAAGATGGATGAAGATTTAGATAATTTTGGTAAAGAAACATTAGGTGTAAATATCCCTGTAGCTGTAGCTAAAGTTGTAGTTAAGACTGTTAAAACATTAGTAGATGCAGGTGTTAGTTTAGAACAAGCTATAAAACAAGCGGCTAAAGATAATAACATTTCTGAAACAGATGTAGTTGAGGCTTTCGATAAGATACAAAATAAATCTAAAGATACTCAAGCTTCCAAAGCAGCTAAAGGCATCTCTAAAAAGCCAACAAAAAAAACAACAGTAAATGAACGTACAGCTTTAAGAGATCAAATAAAGTACGGACAAAAGATTGCTAGAGAGATAGCTAAGAACACTAAGGAAGGGCAAGAGGCAGCTAGGGCACATATAAATGAAAGGCTTAAGAAATCAAAAGCTACATTCAGTAGGGTTCAGTTCGAAAGAGCAATGAAGAGAGCAATGAAGACTAGGTTCTACGATGCTCATGATGTTGCTAGACTTAATGAATATATTGATAAGACAGCAAAGAAAGCTGAGAATTTCGACAAAATAAAAAGTGCTTTATCTTTAAAATCTAAAATTAGGAAAAGATTAAAGAATAACCAAAAGGATACAAAGATAGCTGCTAAGAAATTTGGGGCTATAGACCCTATAATGGTTGAAGATATTGACAAATATATAGCTATCGCTGAAAAAGTTTATAACGCTGTAAAGCCAACTATTCTTGGTGCTAAAAGACAAGATTATAAGACAGCTACAGAACTTGATGAAGTAATGGCTTATGCTGAAGCTGAAATAGCTAGACAAGATGAAATAAGAAAGCAAAACTTACTAGCCAGTGATAAAGGTCAGTTGTTAATTATGGACGGTGTTATATCTGAAGACATGTCTTTAAAAGAAATTCAAGATGCAATGAAAGAAAAGTCTGAGGAATTAGATGAAGATTTCATGCAAGAAATAAAAGACATAACATCTGATATGCAAGATAGAGTTAAAGAGATGGAAGATGTATCTGAAGATATCTCTGATATGGCTAATATGGATTTAGAGTCTTTAAGTAAAAAAGAACTTGTTACTTTATACGAATACTTAGATAACTTTTTAGTTAACCAAACTGAAGATGGAACAGCTTTATTTAATAGTATTATACAAGGTAGAAAAAATGCTGCTACTTTAAGAAAAACAGGGCTTAGATTTAAATTAAAAGATAAAGCTAATAACAAGTTTGGAAATGTAATCAGAAAAATAAACTACCTTTATGTTTTAGCTGGTAACAACCAAGAAGGTTTATTAGATAGACTGCTTGGTAGTGAAACTAACGCTAGAATTTTTAAGAGTATATCTGGTTTAGCTAAATTTGATGAGCAGAAATATGAAGCACAAAAGAAACTTGATGATATACTTAAATCTTATGATTCAAAATTCAGCAAGATAAAAGATTTTAAATCTACTAAGAATATATTTGAAAGAGGTATATACGCATATTTATCTAGGAACTCAGAGGTGGACTTTGAAGCTAGAAAACAAAACGTGTTAGATACTGTTGAGATATTAGAGTCTAGTAAGAGAACCGATTATGAAGAGATAGCTAAAAAATTAAAGAAAGACATTGATAGAATGAACATCAAAGATGCAAAAACTATTAATGATATAAAAGTAACTAATTTTAATAAGGTAGCTGTAAAATTTTGGCAGCAGAAATGGTCTGAAAACTACGGAAATCTTAAATACATGTCTTCTGTAATGTACAACAAAGATCTTAACGAAGATCAAGATTATACGCCTGATTTCTACAGAATGATAGAGTCTATGGCAGGTAAAGAAGGTACTGATTTCATTGATAGCGGTAATTTTGGGAACATATCAGGTATAGACACTAGTATGCCAGGTATGTTAATGGATGCTAAAACACCAAACGGTTTAAAAGGTGACAAAAGACAAATGTATCTTGATTTTGATTTTGACCATAACATGGCGACAAAAATGGAGGAAGCACTTAAGTCTATATACGCAGAAAGACAAGCTGTAAAAATAAAGTCATTTTTAGAGACAAAAGAGTTTGAAGATACTTTTACTGACAATAATTTAAAAGACTGGGTGAAATGGGTTTTAGATGACTATGTAAATAGATCAATGAAAAGAAGCACTACCGAAAGTCCAATACAGGTAATGAATAAATTAAAATCTTACAGTAGAAGTGTAAGTGAAGTTTTAGATTCAGCTGGATTATTAGGTACTACTCAAGTGTTAGGTTCAATAACACAACTTGTGAAAAACGTATTACCAATAATTGGTAATACTTATATAACTTTAGGTAAATATGCGAAGTATCTTGATTGGGCTTTAAATAAAGGGGAGCATGATTTTATAGATAACTTAAATTATCCTATATCAATTAGAGGTAAAGAAGCTTTGACTGGTATATATAAAGAAATGAGATATGAAAAAGCTGGAACTAGTAAGGTTTTAAGAAAATCTGATAAAGTATCAGAGTTCATACTTGACAAAACTATGGGTGTTTCAGATAGATATGTAGCAAGGGTAGCATGGATGGCTTACTATAAAGCTAACTTAGCAAAACAAGGTGTCAAGGTAAGAGAAATAGATTGGTCTACACACAAGGTAAATAAAGAAGCCGCTCAATACGCTCAAGGTATGGTTGATAGACAGCAAAACATCTCAGATAAAGATAAAAAATCTATGTTAGATAGGTCTGCTTATGGTAAAATTATTACTGTAATTCAACCATTCTCTTCTTTTATAATGAGTGCTAAGTTTAGAATTAGGAATGACATTAACACTTTAGCTACAAGGGGAGCTGACTTACAGGAAGGGGATAAAACTAAAGCTTTTTTATCATTAGCTGGAACAATTATTGAGATATCTACATTCCAAACTATAGCCTTATTAGCTAGAGAAGGTTTTAGACAATTATCCAGAATGAGGGCTGGTGATGATGAAGAAGATGAAAAAAAATACACTGAAACTTTAGTGAATAGAATTGTAAGTCAAACTATAAATGATGTGATGTCACCAGCACCAATGGTTGATGAGTTTATGGCTTACATGATGAACACAATGTCTTCTATGATGACAGGTATAGTTACAAGTAAAAAAGAGATTGACGAATATATAGAAAATATTCAAAATGAAATATATGAGAAGCATTTCGATGAGGTAGGATATCTTAATAAGTATAAATTATCTGATGTAGATAAAGAGGAACTAAAGGATGAGTATTTAGAAAAGAACACAAAGAAGATGAGTGTGTACAGAAATGAAAATGACTTAGTAAACTCACTAGGTTTCTTAGGTAAATCTGTTATACCTATTGTAAAAATGCAAGACATCTATAGATCTATATATGAAACTGCATTAATGAAGTACGAAGATGATATGTTTGGTAAAAATAGATATCTTCCGAGTGAAGTTAAGAATTTAATGTATGAAAGAGTGGGTTATTCTTTAGGTGGAGTTTTATTGAAAGATGTTTCAGATTTAAGTAGGAATATTGATAGAGAAATAAAAAAACTCAGTTTAAGTAAATCTCAATATGAAAGATATTTAGAAACTAAAAGTAAAACTGATTCTTTTGAGATAGATGATATATACTTAATAAAAAATACTAATTTGAAACCTAGTGAAATAGCTGATTATGCAATTAGATATGCAGGTGAAAATAAGTATAAGATATATAAAGAGTTGGGGCTATTTTAAGCCCCAATCTTTTTAGTTAAAGAAATATGGTTTAACAGTTTTATCGTTAGAGTCAACTGATATAGTCATTGTTACAAAGCCTGATCTCCCTTTTGTGAAGTTCGTTTGAACCCACTCAGAAGATGGACTAAGTGCAGGGTAACAGAAGTAATCAAAGTCATCGCTACTACACATGTCAAATAAACACTGATGACTATCACCTTTAGAAATTTCGATGAACTCAGCTTTCTTGTAAATCTTTTCATTTTTTAAAAATTGATCAATCTTATATGTTGTCTTATGGTCTAGTTGTGGTTTGAATCCAAACTTCATGTGTTTAGCATCTTTACCATGAGTAATCACAAAACAATGATTACCTACAAAATAATAACTTAAGAATGATTTATGATTGTGAACCTCTACATTATCATACTTAACGTCACATATCTGCTTAAACGCTGAGTTAACTGTATAACCAAAACTAGCACTGTGGTTGTCGTTATTAACGTTGTTGACAGTTATGTACTCATAATGCTTAGATAGTTCGTCTACAAGCATTATTTTAGCTTTAAGGCCATTATCAAAAGCATCATGGTTAGTCATGTTCTGAGGTAGCTTATGTCCACCTCTAGTTGTTAACCCATCAAAGCCATCCATATAATCGCCAAGATCATCAATGTAAAGAACATCTGACTTTTTGTTTTTTAACATTTCGTTAACCATAGTGTTAATTCTACTAAATAAAGCATTTGCATCCCACTTTGTTGCGTATGGTGCGATACCTTCAGCATCTGTCTCCATACCAACATGAGTGTCAGTAAATACTATTCTATCAAATGTTTCTGTTTTTGGTTGATTTATCTTCTTTACTTTAGGGACACCTGATAATAGGTTTGTAAAGATTTCATCGTAATTTACTGGTTCTGAGTTGGGTGTGTATTTTATACTGAATCTTTTTGATTTGTCCCAGACTTGCCTAACTGTTTCTACATCTATTGATTGCTGGTCACAATACTCTTTAAACTCTGATATGTCTTTGGCTGTCTGTCTAACGTGCCATCTGATTCTTTCTGGGTTATCAATCCCTTGTTCTTTTGCAACTATTCTTGCAACTTCATGTTGGCTATGCTTATTCGTTAACAATAGCTCCCTGATTCTATCTTTCATTATTACTTCTTCTTACGTCTCTGATTACAGATTGGATATTAATACAAATTTTTTCTACTTCTTCCTTCTCATCATCCATCAAAGCTTCGTAAAGTGAAGCTACACAATCGTAGATTTCATCCATTGTCGAATTTACATAGTTAATTTTCATTTTTTTTAGCTCTAAGTTAATTAATTATTTCGATACGACAATGATATTTACTTAATTTATCTTTGGTCCATTTAGATTTAGTTATAACGTTAACTCTATCTATTGTTAACCTTAAGGGTTCTTGCTTATCATCTACATAAGCAACAGGCATTTTATCAGCTATATAGCTAAGTTTTTCAAGCTTGTTTCTGACTTTTCTAGTCATTGTCAACCTAAGCTTCTTCAGACGTATCTCTCGCACTTTCTGTAAGGCTATCTAAGAATTGTCTTAATGCAATCTCTCCGTTAGTAATTTCGTTTATCACACCATCTTTTAATTCAGGGTCATGATCTAATTGTAACTTGTCATAGAACGCTGAATCGTCTTCTCTAATCAACTTAATTAATATATTCGACTTCTGCTTAATCTCATGTCTAAACATCTTGTTACCGATTAAATCTTCCATTAAATCTGCTACTACTGGTAGCATAACTTTTACTGCTAATAATTTTTGTCTACTGTTCATCATATTCGTGATATTCGCCATCATACCATACAGCTCTAATTCCCCTATCCTTAAGTTCTTTAGCTCTGTATATCTGTAATGGTCTTGGTTTTTTACCTTTTTGTTTTACCTCTATGAAAGTAGGTACGTTGTTGCTATCAAAAGATAGTAAGTCAGCTATACCATTCTTATTTGTAGATATAAGCTTTATAACATACGCACCTTCTTTCTCAAGGTTCTTGATTAATTTACTTTGTATTTTACTCTCCAGCATGTATATCCATAAAATAAAAATGTGGAGCTTTTATGATTTGACCACCAAAATTGAAATAATAAAATTTCTGATCTACATCATGTACTTCATAATTATGCTTAAACTTAAATACACCTGTTACATTAGGTTCTATACATTTAACTATTCTTCCTATCATTGTTACTAAATTCTTATCTGTCATATTTCATTTTTTTTTAACTGCTTTATAGCAAATTCTGCGTAAGATATAATTTTCTCATAATCTTGCAAATCTTGACCTTTTTTTCGCCACACATATTTATCAATCGAACATTTGCAAAATGCTAGTATTTCTTCTTTACTCATGTTTGCTTCTGCTCTTTGAAAAGTATCTATGCCTATTTGATATTGCTTTGGTTTATTGTCAGATGATACTATTTCATATTCAATTTGATCAAGAAATAAACCTAACTTATATCCATTATCTAATGATACAATTGGCTCTCCATCATAATCAAACCCTAATATCTCATATTCTTTACCTATAGTTAGCATATCGTCACTATAAGTCGATTTAGTTATTAATATATTATCTCCTATTTTCATTTTATTTTAATTAGTAAAATCCCTTTTAATCTGTTTTCTTTTTAACTCACTAACACCAGAAGGTTTTACCGTAGGTCTATATGTAGTTCTGCATCCGTACAGGGCTATAGAACTAACGATTATAATCCTTCTTGAATATGTTAGTAGTGTATTTCTTCTTACTCTTGACAACTTTGTAAATTTTTTCTTCAATTCCACCTTCTGAAAATATCCAGAAAACATCATTCTTTGGTCTGTCTATTGTCGTTAGTCTATCTCTAGCTTGGAAGTAACTTACAGCTGAATGTTGAATGTTATACATGATTAAATAATCAGCCTTACTTAAATTTATACCTTCTCTAGAACTAACAACCTGACCTACATAATGCTTATCTGTATTGTTAAACTCATCTATATCACTTGTCAAGTTATCCTCTCCAAAAACTTGACATAACAAATCTAACTCTTTTTTGAAGATATACAAAATTGCGAGCTTCTTATTTTTAAATTTTTCTTTAATAAACTCCGCCTTACTTGTATCTATAATAGCAGCGTTCTCGCTTTCAAACTTAACTGTTCCGCTGTACAGTTGGTGCAATTTCTGCATCATCTTAGCGGCAGTGTCAGCTAATATAACTTCTTCATTACCTTCCACTACTGCATCCGCTAAAAGTTCTTTACATAGCTTATAAGTGATTGGTTTCATCTTTACATATAGAACAATCTCCTTTATTTCAGATGTAAAACCAGACTGCTCTTGAGTTCTTGTAGATATTAAATGAGATACATCAGCCATAATCTCATTCTCCTTACCATTAGAGTAATCGTTATGCATATTCATTCCGATCCTCTTCTGTGTAATATTCACATAGTCTCTAGCCCAAGCATAGAAATTTTTGTAATGAGCGAAAGGACTTCTGCTAGATACCCAGAACTGATGATATATCTGACTGTAGTTCTCTGGGCTTGGTGTTCCTGATAAGAATAAGAATGGCTTGTAAGAAAATCTAGAACGTAAGTCTTTAGCTATTTTTGAAGGCTTAGGGAATCCGCCCAACCTATGGGCTTCATCCATAATAATTAAATCAAAATCATTGTCTTCCAACTTATGTAGCGACTCATTATTCATAACTGTCATGTTATAATGATTGTGATAACCAAACTTATCATAGTCAGACTGAACAGACCCCATAGCTTTCTTCTTAGTTAAGAACAAGACATTCTTGCAATTTAACTCTTTAGCAGTCTGAAGAGCTGTCAAAGTTTTACCTGTCCTCACTCCCCAAGCTAAGTAATGTATTCCATATTTCAATATAGAATCAGCAGCAACCTTAGCTCCAGAAGCTTGATAATCTCTTAGTTTACACATCTTTCACGAATTGTCCGTCAACCATTTTTCCAGTTCTATTACTAATAACATTGTATGCACCTTCTAAACAATCTAGCAGGTCCACGTTCTGCATCTTAGCC